GGTACCAAGTATTTGGTCATAAACTGAAGTAGAACCAGCTGGAACTAATAGTCCATTGATACCACCTGCTACTAATCCACCTCTCATAGTTGGGTCATTTAGGTATTTCCAGTCAGACTTATAAAAGTCATAACCTCTTCTAAATCCAGAGAAACCAAGGTTAAGTGCCATTTCTTCATCATTGTCAAATAGACCATAAGATGTACCACCACCTCCGTAAGAGTTTTGTGTTGATAACATATCGTCAATATCAAATGAGAAGTTTCTGTTTACGAAGATTACATTTTCTTCGATTGCACCTTGCTTATCTAATCTTTGAATAATGCTGTCGAAGTCAGCTAATGATGTTGGGTTACCGCCACCATAAACGTTACCTCTTGCGCCTACTTCAAAGAATACACCTTTAGAACCACTTAATCCAGCAACAGACGCAGCTGCACCTGTACCTTGTAAATAGTCACCAGCACCTGAAGCTGCTTCAGCTGGTACTGCTTCTACTAAAGCTGTTTCCATGTAGTCTTCAAATCTTAGTCTTGTATCGTGCTCAGACTTTAGATACCATAAGTATCCACTTACTCCGTCTTCTCCACTTACTTCAACCCAGCCAATTTGTGCCATATCAGAACCTGATACAGAGTATTTATCTTTTAAGATAATTGGCTTATTGTCAAAAAAGAAATCGTCAGATTCTAATGAACCTACCATTCCTTCAGTTCCTTTTGCAAATTCAGAACCGTAAATAAAGACATCACATGCTACACCCGCTGCTACTGATTGTCCAGCTGCTTCATAATAAGCTACTGTAAATGTATTTGGGTTTGCGTTAGTTGGTCCAGCTGTAACAATCGCTTTGTTTGTTAGTGATGAACCTGGAGTGTTGTCTGAAATCATTACAGTTTGACCTACTCTAATAACGTTTTTAGCATCTCTCGCTGTGTTAGGGTTAGCTAACGCAGGATTGAAGTTAGTTAAGTTATTTGGAATTGTCCAAACTGCTCCAGAGTCTGTACCTGCAGCTGCTGCTGAAGTACATGCTTTGTATTTAATATGCAATCTTCCTTGCTCTGCCCATTTAATAAGGTCAGAGTTAGAAGGCATTTCTGCTCCTACCATACGTAGGAATGAACTAATGCTTCTATTACCATATCTTTCAAATTCTTTCTCGTAAGTATCTGGTAGATACTGATTCAAGAAATCAAAATCTTTGATATAATTCGTTTCAACAGGAACCTGTTGAGCCGAAGGTTGTAAATCGAAGCCAGGGCTAATATTTACTGCCATAACTTTAAAATTTTAATTTGTTAAACTTTTTTAATACTTCTAATTTTGAGTCCTCTACCACTCGAAGTATCTCCTACAGCTTTTATTTTTAAACTATTTTTCGTGCTAAGTTGCGGGGCTCTACGAACATCCATATTGATATTCTTAGATTTTCTTGCTACATCATCTACTGTTGCAGCAACACCCTGCTCATAAAAAAACTTTGCAAACTTTTCAGGATTCATAGCTATTGACATAGCTCTATGATATCCCGCTGCGTCTTTCATAAGTCCATTCTCATCATTATATTTTGAGATGAAATTATTGAAATCCATCTGCTTGTTCTTTAATTCTTCAGCAGTCCCTGGTTTATAGAGAATAGATTTGTCGTCGCTAACGTTGAACTCAAAACCTTTGAATTCATCGCCAAACACTTTGTTTGTACGCTCCTCAAAATTTTTTCTCATAAGCTGGAAGCTTTCCTTCTGAGAATTAGATTCCTCTAACATTGTCTTGTAAGCATTAAGATTGTTTTCTTGTTCATCAGATAATCCACCCCCACTTGACTCAAGAGGGACTTTATACTTATCTTTCTGTTCTTTAAAAAACTTTCTTGCTTTTGCAAGCTCTCTCTTTTTAGCTAACTTTTTCTTCTTAATATCCTTTTCGTCATCTTCTTCTTTATCATATCCGAATCTGTCGTCCATTATATCTTGAATATCTATGGCATCAAGACCTTCCTCCTGAACACCGAGATAGTCAGCTAAAACTGAATCTTCGTCCATTTCATCGTAGTTCTTTTGTAATTTATAAAAGTCTTCGATTCCACGGCCTGTTTCTTTTTTATAATCAAAATATAATTTAACATCTTCAGGCAATTCTACATTTGATTCTTTTGTTTCAAATAATTCTTGTACTGAATTAATGTCTTTATTATATCTTTCTTTAATAAAATTAAGAACATGTTCGTCATTTAACTCTGACGAGGGAGTTTTTTCTTCTGCAGCTGGAGTTTCCTCTGCTGGTTTTTCCTTTACTTCTGCTTGTGGTTCCACCTTTTCAGGCTTCTCCTTAGCTTGAGTTTCATTTTGTTGAGCTTCATGTTTTTGCAACAACTGCTCTTCTATTTCGGCTTTTGATTTTTGAGTGTTGCCATCCACTGCTTTTACTTTTATTTCCATTAGATTAAATTTTTAACAAAATTAAACAATAATTATTTACCATTTTTAGGCGTTTTTCAAATAGTTATACATGTCTTCTCCCAGTTTTTCACCCACCTCTTTGTCAGATTTGTAGTGCACACGTGCAACTATTCTGCTTTTAGATATATGGTTTGAAACATCCATAATTTCTTTTTTCATTTCAGGAAACATATCTCCCAAAATTAATGCTATCATTCTACCCTGAGCTGAATGTCCTGACGGAAAAGCTGGTGTCTGTGCACTTTTCATTTTATGATACAACAAACTTATGCCAAATTTTTTTGCCAGCTTATCAGGTCTTGGTCTATCGTGATAATTTTTTATTTTTAAAATAACCTTAGAAGAATTTTCTATTACATCATTTATTAATTCTTCTGGATATTCTCTTGTTCGGTTTTGAAAGAGTCGTTTAAACGACTCGTTGATATCATCATATTTATCCGCGTAAGCAACATCCATGCGTTGAGTTTGCAAAGATTTTATTTCGTTAAGAGTTTGTAAACTTACGTCAGAGGGATACTTAATTACTTTATATTTCTTGATGTTGAAATCACTAAACATAGGAGGAAGACTGCCCATAAAAAATTATTTAGGTCCAAACTCTGCCAAATCAAAACCATCTAAAGTATCTTCATTTGATTCAAACTTTACTGCTGGTAAATTTCTTTTTCTTTGTTCGATAAGTTTAGACTGTTGAGTATTAGCTTGACTAATTCTATCTGACTTACCTTTTTCTCTTGCCTTTTCTCTTGCATCAATTTGAGACTGTTCTATACCTTTTAACTGCATGTTATAAGCAAACTCAGTTTCCATTAACTGTGATTTTAACATAGCCTCATTCTTCATCTTTTCTATTTCCATAGCTATTTCAGCTTGTTTAACCTGCATTTTAGATTGAGTCTCTGCTGCAATTCTTTGCTGCTCTTGTTGTGCTGACATCATAGCTGCTTGTTGCTGCATCTCAGCTTGTGCGGCTTGTTGCATTTGAGCTTGCTGCTGTTCCATTTGAGCTTTCTTTTTTCTTTTAGTTTTAAGAAGTTGGTTGGCCATTTTTAGATTATGTATCTCTCTAATGTCTAACGCATCTTCTAAGTTAATATCATTTTTAGATAAAGCCATCTGAATATTTGCTTCAAGCATTGCTCTTTCTTCTTCATCTGGAGCTAATTCTAAGAATATTCCAAAACTATACAGATATAAATTTTTAATATCTTCAAGTAAGTTTAAATTATACTTACCAATTTGCATAGCAAACTGGTCTTTAAATTCAGAGTATTCTAAAACATCTGCTGTTCTTAAAACTATACCCTCTGCTAATCTTCTGGTAATGTACAGACTGGCGTTCAATATATGTCTGGTAGCAGTGTTAGAATTTAGTGCAGCTAATTTTTGTACACCAACTAATGCGTCAGGATTAGGGGTAGAACCATCACGAGCTTCATTTAAACCAGTTACAGTTCTAATCATATCAAGATAGTGATTATAGTTAGCTATTAACATTTGCATTTTAGCCCCACCACTATTTGATGTTAGTTGTGTTATTGGAACCTTAGCATTATTGAACTCACCATCTTGAGTAAAACTTCTACCTACTACACTACCAGTTTGAAAATAAAGCCTTAGAGCGTCTTCTGGATTGTAAGCGTTACCTGTACCTAAGTCAACCTCATTAAGTCCGTCAGCGTCTATAAAAACACCATCTGGGACCATTCTTGATATTACTTGCTGTAACTTTAAATGTGTTACCTGAATCAAATCAGCAAAAGGAATCATTCTTCTAACTAAAGATTCATACATTCCTTTATATAGTCTTGGAGCACAAGCAACATAATTAGGTAAAGCGTTTTGACTTGCAGCTTTAGGTCTAACCATATTTTCTGCAAGCTCCCATTTCAAAAGAATGTTTGTTCCCATAACCATAATACCATCATACCATACTTCTATCTTTTTTTCAACTCTTTCAAACTTTCCTTCAGCCATCATTTCTTCTGGCGGATTGAAGCTCTCATCTTTTTGTACAACTTTGAAAGTACCATCTGGCATTTCTTTTTTCTTATATACAAATGTGTGAGTAGTTTTATAATTAAAATATAATAATGTACATGTATCTCTATAGAACAAAGAGTTTTCATAGTATTGTGCATTATTATAATAATTATACCATGACTGACTATACTTTGCTATCTCTTCCATCTCCTCATTAGTTATGTCAGGATTTATTTTTACAAGCTCAGCCATTGGTATAGTTTTTAATTCACCCCAATAAAAACAATCTTTGAAATAAGGGTCTTCAGTATAACTATATACTACGTTCGCTGGGTCTACATAATTAATTTCAATACCTTGACCTGGTAAAAACTGATGTTTAGTCATACCAACACCAATAGTCATGATGTCATAATCAACTCTTTTTCTAATATCTTGATAATGATTTTGATTTAATACAGTATCTATAGCTTCTTCAGCTGCAATCTCTACAGCTGGTTTGTATTTCATTTGCATAAATAATTCCAGCTCTTCATCGTTTTCTGGTAATTCATCTTCTGCAGTTTGAAATACATTTAACTCAAAATCTTCTTCAATTTGTTGAAATAAAGGACGAGCAATCATTTCTCCTTCTATCTTCTTTTGAAACTCATCTCTTTTTTCTGCTGACATTGCATCTTCTGCAAAAGCATTTACTTTAAACAATCTATCATTTAAACCATTTACTACAATATCTACAAACTTTGGAATTATTGGAACTGGTGTCCAATCTAAATTAAGGTAGGATAAATCGCCATCAATAGCAATTTCGTTTTTATACTTTTGTACAGACTGTTCACCACGTGCGTACAGACGCAACCTGTTGAACTCAGCATACTGATTAAAATATCTACATGACCCATTATCTTTTCTAAACCATTCATATTGAATAGCCTGTCCAACTTGCAGGCCGTACTCCGCTGTATCTTTTTGTGCATCGGAGGCAAATTCATCTGGAAATGCAGCTGCTTTTAAGTTAATTTCTACTTGTTTCATTTATTAATAATTCGACTAACTTTTTCGCTGTTATTATATCTTGCAAAGTTAATGCTAATTTTTGTCTTTTCTTTAGTCGGTGTATATAAGTGTTTTTGGTTTGCCATAACTGCTAATCCTGAGCTTATGGAAGCATCAAACTTAGTTCTATTATTTATATCAAACTTGGCCCAATCTTCAAGTGTTCTTTGAAAATACATATCACCCATATCACCTTGTACTCTATGCACTCCATCCGTATCAATACCTATATATTTTTCAATATATGATTCGATGGCAGACGCGTGTGATTGTTTAACATCTTCTGACGTGTTTGGTATACCACCTAATTCTCTTTCACTTTTAGAAAGTTTATTAAATGTTTTGTCAGGTCTGTTTAAACAAAACCCTCGATATCCTCTATTTTTAAAATGATATAACAAACGAGGTTTATTATTTTCACATAATATTGGCATGCCGTAAAATACACATGCCATTAATACTTCCTCAAAAAATATTTCAGCTGTTTGTGGCCTGGCAATATATTCTAAAAAAAAATGATTACTTGGAATTTCTTCCATACTAAACTTGGTTAAACCATGTAAAGAACCATTAGAACCTTTACCAACTACAACACCTGATATATCATAAGAGTCACAGCCAAATGTGCCCAAATGTTCATTACCTGGAAAGAATCTATTATTCTTTCTTATAACATTGTTTTGAAGAGAGCGTTTAGGAATGTAAGTTACAAAAAATCTTCCTCTTTTATTTGGAGTCCAAACAACCTTAGTGTCTTTAATTCCATTTTCCCAACTGAAAGAACCTTGAGTTATAAAATGTTCTTTAATTATACTGTCATTATAATCTATCTGTTGATATATTTTAGTTAAATTAAATATAGATTGTTTACTTTCATCTCTAAAAGCATGTGACTCTGAGCGAGGAAATTGTCGGTAATATTCATTTAAAGCATCAGGGTCATTTTTTAAAGAAACAACTTCATTCTCCCAATAATTTACAGCACCTTGATATATGTATTCATCATCAATTCCTACCACCTCTTGTTTTGGATTGTCTAACACAGGCATACCATACCTGTCTATAAAGCCTTCCATGTTCCATTCCATAGGAACAAACAAAGAATATAACCCGCTTTTTGTTTGTCCATTTGCATTTCTTTTGGTGCAATCAGAATCATTGTATAAACTTTTAAAGTTTCTACCCCCTTTATCAAGGGCGTTTGAAGTAGAACCCATCATACATTTGCCAATTATTTTACTACCTAATCTTAAACAAGTCTTTGTAACTCTCCAATTATTTAAAATGTTTTCAGGTTTTTCCCACTTACCACTTTCATCATGTATTAATAGCTGTAATTTTTCTCCATCATAACTATTGTCAGATGTATTCTTCCAATCTATAGTTGTATCCAAACCCTCTAACACTTCTTCTTCAACATTAAACATATTTTTTTTTGTAATCTTTGAAGCTGGCACTCTATATGCTAATTCTGTTTTTGGTTTATCCATACCATCTTGTATGGGTTTAAAAAAGAAAGGATAGTTGTTAGATATTGGAACTATTTTGTCTGTAAACATTTTTTTTGCATCTGCTCCTGTTTTAGACAATATTCCTATACGTGCATTTTTTGTTATTGTACCTGTATTTACACCTTCGCATGAACTCATAAATGAAAAACCAGAACGTCTTATTTTTAAATAACACATTCCAAAACTTCTTTTATCAGCTTTACACGCTTCCCAAAATAAATAAAATATCCTATTAGCTTCTCTATAATCTGGATGACCAACATCTATTTTAGTCCACTGTAAATACATATAATGTGTACCAGTGATGTATGTAGGTTCACCATTATTCATAAACCAAAAACCTTCTTCTCTTCTATTAAACTCTTCTTCTATGTAATCAACCCATTGGTTTTTAAATGCAGAAGGAGCTTCATGCCACTGAAATATAGATGATATTCTTTTTAAAACAGGTGGTATTTCTGTTACTTCCCAGTATTGTTCAGTTTTTTTATCAGACCGTTTAAACACTTTCTTAGGAACAGATGGTAATGCAATACGCAATCCTGATATATGTAAGATATCCCCAATAGTTCCGTCTTTTGAAATAATAACTATGTCATATTTTTCATCATATCCATATCGCCAAGTTCTCGCTTTATTTTTCCGAGATAATATGTTTGAAGGAATTAATCCTTTACATAAATTAGAAATATTATTTTGAATTACGTTCTGCAAAGCCTTTTGGTAAATTATTAGTTTTAATTTCTTTTCCCTCCAGTTTATCTCTCTCTTCGTCTATTCTTTTAAGTATTTCAAAAGCATCAAATATAGCGAGCTTTTTGGTAGCTGCTGCATTTTTTAGTCTATCAGCAGCAAGCTCATCATCTATATCTGGTTTTATAATTTTTTCTTTAGCTACGTCAATTAACTCTTTAACGGCTTTTTCACCAGCTTGTATGATTTGTAGTTTTATTGCTTTTGTGTCCATCTTTCAATGTTATATTATTAGTATACATACGATATAATTTTTCATCGTCTATTTTAAATTCATACTCACTGTTCGGTTGAAACGAAACTTTATCACCAGGCAAAATGTTTAAACGCTCTAACTGTTTATTGCCGTATTTTACTATACCCCAAAGAGGTTCTTCACTTTCGGCAACATCTATGTATTTTTTTTCTATCGGTATAGGTTTTATAAAACAATACTTATCATGGCTATACCAATTATCATTTTGCTTATACATATAAAATTGATAATCATCTACTAAAAATAAATCATCAATAATCCAGCTTCTTCCGCTTTTTTGTCTTCCATAAATATCGTTATAATATTTGAAAACATTATGATGAACGACAAGCGTATCTCCTTTTTGAATTTTTCCTTTATAATTTATAGGGGTATTTACTACAGTAGCAAATCTCGTAGATACTGTATGGTCTTCTTCAGATGTGCTAATAAAAAACTTTTTATCACCATAATATTTTATATTATCATAACGCCTATCATTGTAGGGTTTTACAATAAAACAAAAAGGTGATTGCATTAAAAATTAATATTATATTCTAAAGAAATAGGTAGTGTATTTTTAAACTCTTTCCAAAGTAGGATTTCTTCATTTTTAATAATCCAAATTTTATAAGAATCTTTTTCATGGTCATGCTGAATCAAATGTATCTGATAATTACTACCTAATACATCTTGTCCTACTATGTAGTGCATTGCTCCAGACTTATAGTCTGCACCTATTGAAATTTTTCTTATGTCCATTTAATTAGAATGATGAACCTACCTCAAGAACTCTATAAAATACATTCGCATATAACGTCCCAGAACCTTGTGAAGGGTTTGATTGAGCTTCTATAGTAACCGCAGTATTTTGAGCTATTATCTCATTAGAGTTTGGAACCTCTGGCTTAAACACCGCGTCTGTAGCTGAATTAACTGTAGTACTACTATTTGGAACAGACGCTATTTCTTGAGCTCCCATTTTAATAGGTAAAGAACCTGTACCAAAATCAAATGCCGTTGAACCTGCATCTAAAAAGAACATTATACTTATAACGTCAATAACTTTACCTGCTCCAGGAGCAGGAACTATAGCGATAGCTGTATCTGCTAATGTTAGCAAAGAGCCTGTGTTAATAGTCGTTTTAGCAACATTAGTGTCTACCCCAAACAAAGCTTGTATTTGAGAGATAGTTGCAGTTTTTGTTTTTAATTCATTTTCTGCATCTGTCAATACTAAATAATCCGCCGCATCTAAATTAGATATTGAGGGGTATGCTACTGTGTTACTTATTTTCGCCATCTGATTCTTCTTTTTCTTTTTCTTTTTCTGGTTCTTTTACTTCTCCAGTTCTTAAATCAATCACTGCGTTTTCTCCATAAGATGCAATAAGCTCTTTTTCTAATTCGCCAAATTGACCTTGAATCGCATCTAAATTTGGAACCTTTTTAACTAATGCCACAAAAGCATCTGCTATTTCAATCTTAGTTTGTAAAAACTGCTGATTTAACTCTTGAACTTTTTTTAATTCTTCGTCTTTTAATTTTGCCATTTTATTTAATTTAAATTGTTATACATATTACAAATATAGTGAATTAAAACTATTGTTAGTTTGAAAAAAACAACTCTTCTTTGTTGTCTGCTTTTAATTCAGAGACATGAAGCTCACAAATAGAAATAATCTTATCTGTGTCATCTTTAATCCAACCTAATACTATGTCTTCAAATTCATCTGAATCCTCCCATTCAACAAAATTATCTTTATCAAAACTTAAATGTTTTACACCACCCATAGAGTGTGCAAATTCTCCATCTTTTGATTCAACAAGATAGTGCACTTCTTCAATCACATGATTTTTTTCTTCAAAAGATTTTAAAGCTTTTAAAGATATTATTTTTACATTACTTTCTATTGCCATAATTTTAAATTTATTAAGTTACAGTAGTGTCTACATTATTTACAAATCCTGCAGTTACATTTATTTTTAAATATTCTATTCTTACATACCAATTCATAGTAGCACTACTAACAGTAGTAGTTGTTCTAAATCTTAAGGCTTGATTTTTTAATCCATCCCAAGCTACATTAGGATTCTCATTGATAGAGGGCAATGGAACTGGTCTGCCCCAATACCACTCACTTGCTTTACTACAAACTCCTCCAGCCATTTGAGCTATAATTCTTCTTGCAGTCAAACCACAGTTACCACCTGCGCAGAAATAAAAAGTAGCACCTGCCGTAGTTCCAGTTGCCCATCCTGAGCCAGCAGACCCTGAGCCCCTATAAATAAATATATTTGTTGGCCAAAGAACACTATTAGTCCCTGGGTTTGAAATTAATATTTTTCCATTATCACTTGTTGCGCTATTTAAAGCGGATGCTGCGATTTTTACTGTTACTATTCTTTTGTCTTGTACTATTTTACCACCATTACCAAACGCAGCACTATATTTTGGTTGATTTTCTGATGAAGTTATTCCAAAGTAATTACCTGTAGCTCCACCATAATTACCCATCTTAACATACTTACCACCTGGATTTGCATTGCCATCTACATATAAATTTTGTTCTGTAGTATCTCCAACATTTAATTGGTTTCTAACTCTCATTGTGCCATTAACATCGAATGCAGCTCCTGGGCTCGTTGTTCTAAATCCAACCTTTCTATTAACTGTATCTAAATATAATGTTGAATTATTTGAAGCATCAAGTCCTAATTGTATTACACTACCAGTGTCTGAGATTTCCGAATTTGTTAATGAAGAACCACCGCTCCATTTTGAAATAAAATTAGCTGTTCCTGAGCCAGTTACTCCACCACTACTTCCGTTCGCTGCGGCGGTTACTCTACCTTTAGCATCTACTGTTATATTTGCATTTGTATATGAGCCAGCAGTTACTCCCGAATTGCCTAAATTTAGAACTACTGATGTGTTTAACGCTCCAGTACCCGTAACATCTCCACCGCCAGCTGAAAATATCGTTGAACCTGTTATATATCCTGCAGTATTAGAAAGCTGACTGTTATTTATAAGACCATTATTTATAGTCACTGTGTTTCCAGAACGAGCTGTGGTTATGTTTGTTCCCCCTGCAATGTCTACTGTCTCAGCATTATCAATAGTTGCGGTCCCACCACTATCAGCAGTAAGTTTCCAGTTTGACATTGTTCCCCCACTACTTGGAGAAGAGTTTGTTATTGTAAAGTTTGGATAAGTACCCGAAACCGATATACCAGTTCCCGCTGTTAAGGCCACAGTTTGGTCGGGAGCTGAATTAGTTACTGTTATCGTACCTGTAGATGTTATAGGTGAACCCGATATAGATATTCCTGTACCACCAGAAACAGCTACACTTGTTACCCCTGATACTGTTCCTGAAGGTGCAAATGGTAAGTCTATTAAAGCAAATGACCTTGTCTCTCCACTACTTGAAGAATCTAAACCGATTAATACTAAGTCATCTTGGTCTGGACTACCACTACCTCCAGGTGCGTCATTTACCAAACCTGAAGTCCCATAATCTACACTTACAGTTCCACTACCAGTTATGGTACCACCAGTTAATCCTGAGCCTGTTGCAACCGAGGTTACGCCAGAACTTGTAACATACCCTGCATTATTATTAAATGTAGATATATTAATATTACCAGCTGCAATTTTATATTGACTACCCGAACTATTTATAACTGCAAATAAATCAGCATTACCTGCGCTTGTCGTGGTTGACAGTCCATTTAAATTTAATGATAGTGTGCCTGAACTTGTTATTGTGCCACCCGTAAGACCTGTTCCAGTAGCCACACTTGTTACAGTTCCACTATTAGTTGTAAAGCCAGCATCATTATTAAATATACTTAATCCAATGGAACTCGCAGTCATTCTTCTCTCAAGACCTCCATCTAATATTATAAACTGGTCTGAGCCAACCATAGCGGTTGTCATATTTGTAAACTCAGATAAATCTAAACTAAGAGCAAAAGAGCCTGAGCTTGTTATAGGCGAACCAGAAACATCTAATCCTGCTGCCACCGTCATTCCTACACTTGTAACTGTACCTTGAGGCACACCTGAAATTTGATTATCTACATAAGTTTTATTTGCTGCATCAGCAGAATCTACAGGATTTGCTAAAGAAGTTATGCTACCACTATTCATATTAACAGTACCCTCCATATTGACATCATCTTCAAAAGTAGCTGCACTTGTAAAAGTTTTACCACCACCTATGTTTTGAGTGCCCGAAGTTCTAACAACTGTGCTATCAACTGTTAATGTACCAGATGTAGTAATAGTTCCTCCGCTCAAACCATCGCCTGTTGCTACACTTGTAACAGTACCAGAACCTAAACCTGATACAGCATTGTCAACATAAGTTTTGTTTGCTGCGTCAGTTCCAGCACTTACCGTATCTATACCTTGTATTCTTCCTGTACCTCCTAAAATAATATCACCACCATTTACTGTTATATCACCTGAAAAAGTTCCTGAAGTAACAGTTAAAGCACCTGCATTAGAAAGCCTAATAGTGCCATTAGTGTATAAAGCTGAATCTACTAAATCAAATTCAGTACCTCCTCTTATTATTAAAGGATACTTGTCAAATGAAGAGCCTCGATAATCATTAACAAAAAATACAAATCTATCATTTGTAGTTGTATTATCTCTTAATTCAAATGTAAAATCAATGGAATCACTTGATGCT